TGTACTCGTCTCAATCACCAATTTTTGCTCTCTTTGGTTTTACATGCGACGTACAATGCGTATGTGTTATTGGCCCGGGCTGGCCTCCCGGCTTCGCTGCCTGCCACACTTATAAATTCTTTTAATAAGTTCAAAAATCACAAGAATCGTGATCGAAAATTCTTACCACGTATGCCACGTCGCAATGGACCCGAAACCAAAAAAGCTTTGCAACCCGAAACAGCCCCCCGACGCTTTCGTGATGAAAAGGAAGCTGCACGACGCAGTACTGAGTTGGCTAAAGCGCAAAACAGCGTTATTGCAAAAAGAAATGCCGAACTCAAAAGTGCAGCTGTCCATAACGATGTTAAACGAGCGCAGGCTGAAATGCGTGCGGAAGCTGGAACCAAACCGAACATGAGCGGTCTTTTGCGGCGTGCCACCAATGAAGTGGCTAAAGCCACAGGGGTTTCAACGTTTCATACAAACATGCAGAAATTGCTTGATAAGCAAGCCAAAACCGTGTATGATGAAAAACGCGCTCCCATTGCTGCCAAAACGATTATCAACCCTGTTGCTCCGACGGTTGATGTGACACGAGGCGCCGCTGCTCACGATGTGGCCAATTTTCCGCATAATTTATCGGTAATTTCGGGCGGTGTGCCGGTCGCCATAAAGGGCGATGCCACTGCCACGGAGATTATGGGAATGGCTGATAAGCATGATGCGGTTGTCAACGGTATGAAAGGAGTCACCGTCACATTGCGTGGGCGTTTCCCAGTGGCCAATGTTTTTGGTAATTCAACCGCAGCGACAGTTACCGTACGATCGTTTATTATAAACCCTGCGGACCCCATCTCTTTTCCCCTCACAGCACCCGCCGCAAAGATTTTTGATTGTTGGATACCTGGCCACGTGCGTCATTACATCCGCACTGAATCCAACACCTCATCAGTGGGTCGCATTGTCACCGCTTATGACGCTGAAGTCACCGATACTCTCCCGAACACCAAATTGGGTGTTGAGAACATGGCCACTTCCGTTGCTGTTGCTCCTTGGGAGAACAGTGAAAATCGTATGCCGGCGCAATATGGAAAACGCACCGCATTTTATTATATTAGCGATGATGAGGTGGCGGATGGCGACGAGCGCGTCACATCACTCGCCAAACTTGTGTTGTGCGTGGCCGACAATACTACTGGGCCCACGGCAACCATTTCTGAGCTGTGGGTTGAAGCTGAATTCCATTTTTTCGCTTCAACGTTGACGGGAGGCAATTCAGTGCCGCCGCCTGCTCGGTTCTTTTCGGCCGCTGCCACGAACCTGGGTATTGTGAAGGGATTGATGACCCTCAATGATAGTACGGCTCACGCTTCTGTACCTGGTGCCACCAGTACGCTTCCTGGTAGCAATGCGGCCTTCTCCATCACCGCACACTCGGTTACCCCATCGAGCTCGACAGTAGCGTCTTTTCGGGTGCTGTTACCATTTGTTGGTGCGCCGCAAACGGGTGGTTATTCACGGCCTGGGTCGTATGTAGTGGCTGTGATGGGCGTGAGTCTCGAGACCAAAACTGCTTCGTTTGCGTTTGCTGTGAAAATGGTGTGACCGTGCACACTGGTCCTTCTTTCAACGGTGGATCCTCCAACGGTGCGTACGCTACGGTGCCGGCGACGTCGGGCGGTCAGCCCAACATCGCGATTGGCCGATTTGATGTCCCCGTGTCCAGCAACAATTTTGCTTACA